GTGTGGTGTTGACGCCAGAGACTGCGACGACTTCAAAACTGACTTTGAGGTTCACGACTTTGGCGTCGAGGATGTCAACGGAGTCGTTGATGACTCTCTTTGAGTTCAACCAAGTTTTGATGTTCTGTTTTAGGACTTCGTTAGTTGTTTGTAAGTATCCGTTTACTTCCGATATAACATAGATGTTTATGTTGCGCAAGTTGGAGTCGATATCTCTTATTATCGAGCATCTCTTTACTCCGCCGAAGCGGGGAGGCATAGTTAGGACGAGAGACTTGTAGTCTTCAATTGTGACTGCTCTGTTTTGAGCGGAGTGTGCTCCAGAGATAAGCTCTCTCAAGTCGTTTATGTTTGGAGCCGAGACGTCGCCTTGGATAGGACTGTCGTTAGTTGCTTCGATGCTTGTTCTAACTGCCGACATTTTAGATGATACTAAACTTGTTCTGTTTGGGAACTCGACATTTGCGCCGACGACTGTTGTGATTGTATTAGCTGCTGCGTTGGAGTTCTGGGATGTGTTGGCTCTGTAGACGACTCTGATGTCGGTGTTTGCTGGAGCTATTCCGAACTTGTCGCTCTTTACTAACTCTGATGGATCAAATGACTTGTCTGTGACATAAGTTCTTGAATGTAAATCCATTACGATATCACGAGGTTCAGCCATTGATGCTGATTTTAGTTCGGAGTCTGAGCCGTATCCGAATACGATGTTTGTTGCGAATCTGTCTCGCTTGACGACGAAGCGCCTTGGGACGATGATTGGCTTTATTACTGTTGGGGCTGCGACGTTGGTTGTTGCGTCGTTGTTGGCAATAGAGGTGAAGATGGTGTTCTGAGAGAGATTCTCAACCTCAAAGTATTGATTTCCATTAGAATCGGTTACTGAGATTATCTCTGTGACGTTATTTCCTGGTAGTGTTAGTTTTCTGAACTTTACGAAGTCTCCGAGGTTCTTGAAGTCTTTCACTCGGTTTTCGCCAGAGACAACTTGTCCTGCTGCTCTTACGGCATAGAAAGTTGGTTCGCCTGTTGTTGGATTTGTTTTGGCGACGACTATTTCGTTCTCCGATGAAGCGAAGCTTACGTCTGTCGTGAGGGTGAATAATGCTGATGCGGTTGAGGATAATGTTGAACCTGCCTTCAATATGGGTGCATAGTTCATGTCTGGACCAGAGGCATCGCTGTTTGCTGGTATTAGAGCGTAGAGAGTTACGACTCCGTGAGTGGCTCTTGCACCTTGGTGCTTGTATCCTACTGTTTGTCCGTGTTTAAGGACATTTTCGTATTCTATGGCTGTGGAGAGGAAACTTTCGTTTGCTTGGTAATCAAGGTAAAATGAGAGCATGTCGCTTGTGTATGCGACGGAATCCAACATGAGAGCGCCGAAACCTGCGGTGGAGAAATCCTTGAACGTGTCTGGATAATATCTCTTTGCATATCGTAGAAGATCTTCCTTGATTGTCTGGAAATCTCTGCTTAGATAGTTGATGCTTACGTTGTCTCGTTTGTTACTCACTATTTTTGCCCTCTTACTAAATACTCATTCAGTGAATATTTTAAACCTTTATATTTAATGTGTCTGAAACGAAAGCGGATGGTATTTCGTAGTTTATAACAAGATGCACGTAGTTTGAACTACTTGAACTCTCAAATGAACTCCTTATTTCTTCTCCATTCTCGGATACGAACTTGATGGAGCGGATATTTACGCTCGGTAGATAAGTTCTGACTTGTTCTTCTATTTTTCTACTGATGTCTGATAATGTTCTCTGAGTGTTGTTCATAAACAAGTAGCGCCTAAGCCCTACTCCGAACTTGGGATGCATTATTCTCTCACCTGGTGACGTCAATATTATCATTTTCAAGTTTTGGCGTGTCATTTGCTTGAGCGTTTTGTTCAAAGCAATGCCGTCAACTGGATCTGTATATAATGGTAGTTTTGGTGATATTCCCGACACTTGTTAGTTCTCCGCTATATAAGTAGTTTCAATATCTATTATGTTTTCAACTTTTCCAAGAACGGATCAATGTATACGGTTTCTCCTGCTCCGTTGAGGCAAGTGAGGAAGGTTTGCAGGGTTGATAGTTTTGTTTCGGAGAGCATGTCGAATAGATTTTTTCCATTCAGTTCAGGATAGGGTTCTTCGGTAGTAGGTCCGTGGAACACAGAGTCGTCCGATAGGGCTGACTCTTGATAGAGTGCCAATGAAGATGCTATTTCCTTTATTGGGAATGTTTTGGAGAATAATGTTTTATACTCTTCGCTCGCCAACAGCTTTGCCTTTAGTGACGGAAGGACATCATCTTTATAATCCCCATCTTGCTCGCATTCTGCTAAAATAACGGTACTCGTCATAACAGTGTCGTCAGACACATTTGATGAATATTGAGACATGCCGCCTTGAGTGTAGCCGCCCTGCTCTGTACCCTCTATTTTGGTTATTCTTGCCAATTCGTAGATATAAGTAACTTTATTGTCCTGCACATTTGCTCTGCCCCAAAATATAAAACTTGGCTTGTCATGCTCTTTTATCGGCACGATGGAGTCAATATCCATAGCATCGTTGATATTTTCAACCTCTCCAAATACCTTTTCTACAATGAAGTCATCCCAACTTGAATAATTCCAGTTCAATTCAAGCGCAGATGAAATATTCTCTTTTATAAGCGATGCTTCTGTTTTTATCATCTCTTCCAATGCTTGCGAGCCCGAATCTATCTTCTCGATATCACTTCCTATCAGTATTTGTATCTCATTGTATTTTAGGGCTGTATCTTTCATATCGGAAAACAAGTCTCCGTCAAGAGCGTCGAACGAGTTTTGATATCTACTGGTGTTGTATTTTATTTTCTTTTTTATTATCTCTACAAAAACATCGTCGTCTATAAAATCTGTTCCATAGACATCAAACACCTGTATCGCTATCATTGCGCTTTCGACTATCGCTGTTCGAATGAAAAGCCTTAAGCCAGATATAGTTCCCATTCTTCTTAATGGCGATAGCTTGTCGCAATAATCATCGGATAGGCTCAATGGAAATAACATAGATAAGAGTTCTGATGATTCTTCTATTATTTGTGAATATCCTAAAATATCTTTTGTCGGATATGCCAAGGCATCTAAGTCGGAACCAGAGGATCTACCGTTTGATATACTATTTGCCATTCCCTCTACAATTGATTTGTATACTTCGCTGTCCTCGAATCCGTCAGTCAATATCTCCAACTGCTCAAACTGAATATCTTGTAAGTCATCGAGATCTATTATATCTATTGTCCCTACTTTATGTTCTTTCAACATTCCTGTGGAAATAGTTCTTCCCAATGCTGCCTCGTTATTGCCTATCGTATAGTCGGCACTCGTATATAAAATTCCCTTTATGCTGCCGTCAGTTTTAGATTCTACAGTGACAATGTTATCTGTGTAGTCATCGCTTCTCACCACATTTGTTTCGCCCGTGTGTGTGGTTTCTATGTGTGTTACCCAGAACTGTTTAGAGTCGTTGTCGTTTGTTATAAAGAATTCAATATCAACATTATCTGGTTTTGTGTAGTTCTCATAGTCATCACTATCAATATCGTCGATGGTATCCTCTTCTCTTCCACTGCGGTGGTCTCTCTCCTCGACGGCGCGTGCGACTTTTCCAGCGCCTCGGTAATATTTTCCATATTTATCACCCTTTTCCCCGTATCCATCTCTCCATAAATATCCTTGTGGCATACGCTCGTTGTATTCATCTAGGAATCTCTCCATCTCTTCGTCGTCTTCGCCCTTCTTTTCTCTTGTATCATATCCTGAATCAAAATCCCCGCCGTAATAATACGGTCCAAACTTTTCCTCTATGGTAGTTATTTCTACTATCTCACTCTCGGCGTACTCTGGTTGAGTGTATCCTATATTGTATTGTATTTTTTCAGCGCCATCGTTTGCTTCAGCAAGTTGAAACAATACTTTGATATTATCAGATATTTGCGAAGGATCGTTTTCTCCAGTATATTCGTAGGTTTCTGAGGTTTCGTCAGTATAATATGTGAGATTTTTCCATAGGGCAGGATATATGGATACTGCTCCATTGAGATTACTTATCGTCGAGCCATACAATCCCTCGATAGCTGTTTTCATAGCATCGGCAATAATCGGTGGGGCTTCTGGTATTAGTGAATCCTCTGAGCCAAACAAGGATGGAAAATCTGGAAAGATTGAGCCGTCTTGGAATGACTTGAGGAGTTTATGCATTTTCTTTATCTTTTCGATAAATCTACTTTTTTCTATCGACATTAGTTCCTCTATCTCCAAATCGGATAGTAACGAATCCTTCTTTCTCAAGAAGTTCTTTCTCAATATATCCTGATTTGAACCATCTCCTAAGTCGCACATACTTGTTACAACTGGGGTTGACATGGAAGGATTTTCTAAGTGACTCCCATTCACCATTTCTCCGAGTGCAGAAAATACGTCGGTGACATCTTCTTGGCTTTGGAATATCTCTGGGTTGCCTCTGTTTAGGCAATCAAATGCAAGTTCCACAACATCGGCTGGTGCCGAGCCCTTGTACATTGAATAAAGTTCACCTGACGTCAATACAACTTCTAAGTCTTCTGTCCCTTTGCGGAACCCAGATATAACATTAGAAATGAGTTCTGGAGATATAAACATTTCTTCAACCATTCCAGTGTTTGGATTTGGGAGATTTAGTGATACACCTGTTCCAGAATATACTGCTGTGACGGAACCTCCCCAAACCCAATTTCCACTGGAGTCCATTGATCCCGCTGTCTTGGAAACAAAGTTTCCAATCACTCCCATAAATCCTGCGCCGCCAGCAGAAAGAGCAGCGTCCTGCCACGCTTGTCCATCTTTGAGCAACGAGACGTCAATGCCTATTGTTTCCGACAACCATGATGTGAAGCTGTCTGTAAACATGTTTCCTATTGCTGCGCCTTCTGATAGCGATGATATCATTTTACACACATTGTCGAGGAGACTCATTATCAAGGAAACAAATGAATTTATCAAAACATTATAAAGTTGACCTAGAGCCAAATCAATTGTCTTTGCCAAGTAATCCGTTGTAGGAAAGTTTGTTGGTATTGTTATCCCTTGGAACGCTGGTATTCCGACTCTTAGTTGAAGTTCGTTTTCGCAACCATCGTCTGGTTGACACAACCCCTCCAGTTCAACAGCGCCATCGGCAGAAAAGAACTGTCCTAAATCTGGATCGTCAAAGACTGATGTTCCAAATTTTGTTATAGACTCCTCTAACATGCATTGTAGAGATTCCTCAAGAACGCAACCCCAATTCACCTTCTCTAAAACATCATTCATTACTTTTTTGAGAGCTTTTTCTGCTTCATGTCTGTCTGATACGGCTTCCCACATAGAGCCAAGCGTTTCTTTGAGTTCTTCCGCCCCTTCTGTTGAAAGTCTCCAGTCGCCGATAAACTGCTTTGTTTGCGCTGCCGCTCTTGCAGCTTCCGCTCTGGTTGCTTTATTTATTATAATTCTATTTTCGCTACTGACGTTTTCGTCAGGTTTGCACGACTTCTTGTCTAGTTCTAAAGTTATTAGTTTCGCTAAGTTTGCGAATGAAAATAGGTTTCCGTTGGCATCGTATTTATCCAACCCATCAAGAGTGTTCTCCTTTGTCTCTATGACTGGGGTTGGGTAAGTGTATTGAGTCAGGAATTCGAAGATGTCGAAGTCGAGGCTTAGTTGTTTTGTCAATGCATGTGACATATTCCCAAGTTGAATGAGATAGTTCACAGTAGTTGAATGATTGAGTGGCGATGTTTCCAAGAAACAGTCGTACCCTATCGTGTGTTTGTTTCCGTCTATTAGTACGAAGACTGGGCTATAATTGTAGTCAAATCCTACCTCCATTAGAGATTCTACATCTGCATCACACTCTTCTTCTTTTATGGCTGTTGCGGTGACGGAGTTGAGATTTAAATATCTTCTTATTACACTCTTGACTTGTTTTAGTCTCTTTATTTCTTTGACGATGTTGATGTTCGTCATGTATTTATTTGCTTTCGCCATCTTTGGAAGGAAATCTTCCATGCTGGTTGTAATATAATCTATGTCTCGCTCGTAGTTTTCAACTGAAATGAACGCTGATAGATATCCTTCTGATGGCTTGTTGATGTCGCAGGCTGTGTCATTTACTGTATAATCGTCGAATGTGCTTTTTGGTATTTTTACCAATACTTTCATTCTCGCACATGCTCGTGTGCTTATAAAATTGTCTGGAGTTGATGCTGCGTCGTATAACTTTGTCGGTGTTATGGTAATGACGCTTGCTTGAGATATTGTGATTTCAACGCCATCTGAAGCGACTTGTGACAGTGACACTCCGTCAGGAAAATAAACTTTTCCATAAAACCTTATTAGCCTATCTATTCCATATTTTTTTGCCTCTAATAGTCTCGCATCTTTTTCTCCGCCGAAAGACTCGTATTTGCTTTTGACAGCGATACAAAGGTTTCCGAAGGAGTCTTCAAATGGGACGCACTCGTTTAGAAGACGCCAATCTCCAAGTTCTTTGAAGTCAAGTATGTTCATGTTAGTTTACCTTGTTGTATTGACTACAAATGTATTTTGACGAAGCGGGATTTAGATACCTGTTGTGCCATGTGATATTCATATTTATCCGTCCTTTGAAGTTATCAACCATCGCCTCTGCCGTTGATATGGCGGCATTGATTCCAGCAGGGACGCATTCTATAGAAGGAGTCGTTGGTCCTCCAACCACAGGTACGGACACATGAGTATGCGATGCTATAGTATTGTTATAGGAAGATTGATCTTTCAGGAAATTAAGAACGAGAGAACTAAGTTCGTTTACCTTCTGCTCCAACCCTGCCAACGCCTCAACCATGTTGTTTCCCCTTATCATTGGCTGAAGCCCTTCGTCGTCGTTTCCAGCCATTATCTCTATTCCTGATCGCGTAGATGTTGTTAGTTTTATTCCCTGTCTTCCGATTATTCTTATGGCGTCAGCCTTGATTCCTATTCCAGACTTTGCCACGGATCTATTTGCTCCCCTTAGTGCGAAGTTGTCATCTATGTCTGTTTTTTGACTTATGTAGATTCTTGCAGCATCGTTGGAGAAGCTTGGATCAACATTGGCATCATGATCTGGAACTGGTGCGCCTCGTCCTACAACTATATCTATTGAGCTTGCTTGAGTGTGCCCCTGTCCGCCATATCCAGATGCTCTTGATGCTGGGCGATCTCTTCCGAGGACTATCCACGAGTTCCCGTGTTGGGTTACTCTTTCACCTGTGGCGTTGATATAATTAGGAAGTGGTTCCTGCATGGCGCTACAAAATACTCCATTGTCATCTGGTAGCGCCTCTATTTGAGCGGGAGTGAATCCGTTGTAGTCTACTGCGTCTATTGTGTTTGACATTGTATCAGGTAACCTCTGGGTTTACTAAAAGAATTGATGGAGTGTTGGTTCCAACCCCTGCGGTTCCATTGTCCAAGAAGGGTGAGAAACTTGCTCCAGCGGCAGTATCCCATCCTGGGTGCAGTGTGTCGAACTTATCTGGTAAGTGTGCGTTTCCATATCCTATCCAAGAATTAGTTTTGCCGCCAGTTAGATAGTCTGAATGAGTTGTTAGACTTGGGAAATATGCGTTCCACCAGTTGCTTGCTCGCATTGGGTATTCGCCTCCGTCTCTTTCTCCACATGCGTGGACTCTCTTTACTATCGAGAACATTGTCTTTTGAGAATGCCAAGATTCCGCCCAGTCTGGCTTTTCTTGCCCAGTCCAGTTTCCCCAATATTCCCAGTGCCATCTCTCTTTTGTGACTGCTCTTATGAATCCATACTTCCACGCATTCATCGTGAGCCATTCAAACGGCTTTCCATTGTCCCTTACGACATCAAAGTCTACCGCTATTCCATTTTGATGATTTGAGTATCCTGCTGCCGCTGCCAAGCCTCCTGCGCTTGCGAGTCCTTTTTCTTCAACAAGTGCTTCCTGTTGTTCCATTGTTCGGAATCCACTGGATGTCCATATGGTTACTCCATTGGCTGCCGCAGCGTCTATCATTGCTCTCAGATACACTGCAACCTCTTTTATTACCTTCTGTCCGTTATCGAACTCAACGAACTCTCTGGCTGTTCCGATTTTCTCACCGCTTCTATATAAGTCTTGTCTGTCGTCGTCAATATCGTCCTCTGAAATTGTTGCTGGTTGAGCAGTGCCCATAGGTGGACCTGCGTCAGACTTTGATATATCGGCGCAAGTAACCACTAATGCTGGGACTACAGAGGTTGATGCCGCAGTTGGTACTTGGTTTGAGGATTCGACTCCCGAGAGTGGCGATGAGTCACCTTCTGTCTCTTCAATGCCTGTTTGTTCTTCTGCCATTTTATTTTATAACCAAGTTAATAAGTAGTTTCTGTCTGATGTTATTAAGCATTCCATTTATCAAGAGCTTGCGAAAATGTTTTAGCGCTTTGTTCCCAATGTCGGGTAATACGCACACCATCTCGTATTACATAACCTTGGCTCTTAAGAAGCACTAATTCTGCCTCATCGAGGGCGAGATTCCAACTATGATAATAGTTCCACGTCATTAGCTCTGCCATCTGTCCAACCGTCCCTACGAGTGCTTTCCAGATTGAAACCTTTCCTGCTATAGTCTTTCCAAATGTCGTCATGCCTCTATTCAAATCACTGAAGCCAGCGAAAATTCTCTGATCTCCGCCACTATCACGATAACACGTCATATAATCAAAGTCAGAAGGAGTGGTGCCTGAAAAAGAGGTAGTATCTAATTGAATCCCCGCAACATTATAATTTAAGAATCTAAATCTAGGTTGTTCGTGAGCTATAATTAGCCACATTATTCTTTGCACATCGTCAGGCTGTCCCGACTGTCGTATAGCATCCATCACTTGTTGTGACGTTTGCTGTGGTGGCCAATATGTTGCGCGTTTTTCCAAATGAGCATATGCTGCTGCGGGAACTGCACATTTTCTGAATGTAGGATCGTCCTTCGGACCACTAGGTGCGATTGCATCTCCAGTCGGATGTTTGACAGAAACGCCGCTCTCGTCACATGCTCCGAATCCACCTCCTGCTGAAGGAATTCCTCCCAATTCTAATATGACTGCATTGGCGAAGTCCCGTTCATTGTTGATTACGTTGACGACATATGCCCCGCCGAGGTGATTTCTGTTTTCGTAGTCTATCCTTACGCAGGCTCCTTGCAGTAGATCGATTTCTATCGCAGCATCATTGACGACACACTTTGTAAATCTCTCAACATTGAAAACAGTTGATGTTCCTTGAAATGCAGGAAATTCTGCAACATTTCTTGTGCTGTCTGGTAAAACCCATACCCAATACTCTGGGAAGTTTGACACATATGTCGCAGTCATAGTCTTTGTCTGAACTGGTGTTGCTCCGAATCCAGTAAGTATAGCAAGCGCAGATTCGAGCCAAGTTGTTTTTTCTTCTGGCGTGGTGGCGGTTGGGGTTCCTGCGACAGGTTGAAGAACTATTGCCTTCTTGGTTGGGTTCGCAGATTTGAGAGTTTGGTTTCCGCCTTCTTTACTCTGATTATTGTTTAGTGCCTTCGAAAGAGACACTGGCTCCAGATTCCTAGTGGAAGTTATTGACTCTGAAGATTCTTCGTCATAGTTCAGAAGCTTGGCTAACAAACCGCCTATGTCTAAGTTACTTGACATTATCGGAACCGCTTAGTAAGTCAAATATCTCTGACTTGTCTATGTCTGATAGTCCAGTTGTCTTTTCGTTTTGCTTCTGTATTAGCGCTACAACTTTGACTAGTTGTTCGTTTGAGCGTTGGAGCGTCTCTACGTATTTGGCGGCGATGGTGCCTACCTCTCCATGTCTTGACTCATCTACGCCAAGGTAGGATATCAAGTCGCTTAGGAGGGACTTCGTTACTTCTCTGTCCTTTCGTATGTTCTCTATCGCTTCTTCTATATAGTTGTCTTTCTTTTTCATCTAAAACACCTCCCTATAAATAGAAGTGATAAAGATTATATATCTCCATTTACCCAGTTTCTCTTGAAATGACGATATTTCTGACGCAGTTTGTTTAGATTATTGACAACCTGCTTTGTGTTCAAGCCAGTAAGTTCCCTGAGATATAGATATATTGCTTTTTTATTATATATCATCTCGTCCTCATCTATGGTTGTGAGGAGTATCTTTACTGCTTCGAGAACTTTCTTTTCGTTTTCTTTGAGCGAACTTGTGTCCCAAGTTTCTATTTCTTGCCACAGGTGCTGCCAGAACTCTAACTCTTCTCGCTCTTCGTGATACTTGTTTCTAGATGCTATTTTGTCATTGTCAAGCGCTTTGGGCATCTCGTCGTATAGAACTTCTGTTCTCG